CTGGATTAAGTACAGAAGAATTTGCTGGAATATTGATAGATAAAAATGTTGATATTGGCAAAGATGAGATATTAGATTTTGAAGGTAATACACATTTTGAAGAGCTGTATTATTTGAGATATGAAGAATTTATATCTTTAAATACATTGATGCTACAAAAAGCTCTATCACGTATTACAGAATTAGAGAACACAATAAAAGAAATGAAAGGTTAGGTGTATGAATATGAAATTAACAAATTTTGCTATTGTAAATATGATAAGCACTCTGGAGAAATTTGCAGAAAAGAAACTTCCTCAAAAGATTAGTTATGCAATAACAAGAAATCTTATTTTGCTGCATAAGGATTATGATTGTTATATCAAATCTCTTAATAAGTTGTTTTTTGATTATGATGATTATATTGTCAGAGATGAAAATAAGAATATCATGAGTAATGATGTAGGGATTCCGATTGTTGACAGTAAGGTTACAAAAGAATTTAATGAGGAAATTTCTAATCTGCTGAATATTGAAATTGAAATCAAACTGTATTGTATTCCAGAAAGTATATTTGATTATGAGGATAATGCAAATCGGTATGATTCTCTTTCAGCAACAGATATTATGAATCTTCAGGCTGTTTTGTGTAACCAAGAAGAGGAATGTGAAAGGTGTACTGAAGAAAAATTCACCTCATAAAATATGGATTTTAATGTGTTTTTAATGTGTGATTTTTCTTTGAAGCAGGAAAAGAAAAGCAAAAAAAGAAAGGAATGAATGATTATGAATAATATTGAAGTAAGAAATGGAATGTATACATTTAAAGGAACAGATATTGGATTTTCTTTTTATACGGATTTGAGTGCGGTGAACAAAGTTAAGTTTGTAAATACTGTAACAAATTACATAGTAGATGAAAACTACAACGCTATTATTCGTGATATGATGTTTGATTTTGAGATTGTAGATATTTTCACCGATGTTGATTTGACTGAAATTCGTGAATCAGTTGATTCATTAAGTAAGATTGAGGAATTTTTATCAGAAACAAAAGTTGTTGATATTGTAAAGGCGAATATGACTGATGGATTGCTTCAGGCATTGAACAAGGCGGTAGATGATAATATTTCTTATCGTACAGGTGTCCAGCGGAATAGTCTTTCAGATGCTTTATCTAATCTTTTGGTTACATTTAATAAAAAGATTAATGATATTGATACTGACAGTCTGATGGAGGTGGCACAGAAACTTAATAATATGACTGGTGATTTATCGGCAGATTCAATTCTGGAAGCCTTTCATAAAGTTCAGAAGGATTGAAAATAGAAAGTGAAAACAGGTAATAAGAGTGATGCAGATTAGGTTCTGCATTTTTTTATTGCCTAAATGCAGGGATTCTTCTAAATGAAAGGAAGGTGACAATATATATGGCAGAGGAATTTAAAGTGCTGATAGGCACAGAACTTGATACGGTAAGTATTGATAGTTTAAAACAACAAATCAGTGGTATAAAGACTAATCCTGTGAAAATTAAGATAGATACCTCTGATGTAACCTCCCAAATAAATAAAATCAAGAATCAGATTCAGAATTTAAGTGGAATCAAAATAAATCTTACAGGCGGTAGTGTTGGAGGTGGGGCTGTTAAAAATGTTTCAGAAGTAACAAAAGCCTATAATGATTTAATGAGGATTCAGAAGCAGTTAAATTCTACTCGTATAAAAATCAATGGACTGGATGCTACAAAGGATACAAAACAGATTGGTACATTAAGTGGTCAGTTACAACGCCTACAGGCTGATTATAATAATTTGTATCAGACTTTCAATAAGCATTTTTCTACAGACCAGTTAGATAATCTGAATCGTGCATTTGAAGTCACAAGTAATCAGATTTCCGCTACTAATGCGAAAATGGCTGATACTTCTGCTATCAAGCAACAGGAAGCAGCATTTAAAGAGCTGTTGAATATATCCCAACAGATAAGCAAAACTGAATTGAAAATAGGTGGCTTAAAGGGGATAGGCGGTCATAGTAATGAGGTTGCTGAACTGGAAAGCCAGTTGAATAATTTAAGAAATACATATCAGCAGTTGGCTACTTCTATGCAAGGGAACTTATCAACAGACCAGTTAAGAACACTTAGCCAACAAACTTATGATACAGCGGATAAGTTAAATGTTTTAAATGCTAGGATTCAGGACACAAAACAGAAATTAGCAAATACTTCTTTAAGCAATTTTGCTAACGATGCAGGAAAAATTGATAAAATTTCTGAACAATTTACAAACTTAAAAACTAAAACTGTGGAAGTGGAAACAGCAATGGCGAAATTTAAACAATCCGTGTCCAATATGAATGTCGCTAAACAAAGCGGTGATGTTGATAAAATTGTTCAGAGTTATAAGGAATATGAAAATGCTGTTAAACGTGTAAGTGCGGAGTTAAAAAGAGCATCCAGTGTAGATTCTTTGAATCAGGCACGTACTTCTCTCTCATCTCAAATGGATGTCTGGCTTAATAATAACTCCGCTGCTGCTGCAAGATTTGGCAGTCAGATAAAAGCCTTACAGAAGGAATTGGCATCTTGTGATGCGACACGTTTAAACGGAATTAAGACAGAATTTACAGAAATCACAAGGCAAGCTCAAATAGCTGGTGTTGCTACGCAATCATTTGGGGATAAATTTAAAGACCAGTTATCTAAATTATCAACCTATTTTTCAGCAAGTATGTTGATTATGACAAGCATACGTGGATTAAAAGAAATGTATCAAAATGTTATGGATATTGATACTGCTTTTACGGAACTGAAAAAGGTAACAGATGAAACAGACGCTTCTTATAATAAGTTTCTTTCAAATGCAGCAAGCAACGCAAAAGAAATTGGAACAACAATAGACAATTATATTACTTCTTCTGCTGATTTTGCCAGATTAGGGTACACATTTGACCAGTCACAGGAGCTTGCAAAGGTAGCAAATATTTATAATGTGGTCGGTGATGAGATTGCAGATGTTAATGAAGCAACTCAAAGTATCATTTCCACAATGAAAGCATTTGGCATTGAAGCGGATAATTCTATCAGTATTGTAGATAAATTTAATGAGGTAGGTAATAATTTTGCTATTTCATCTGGTGGTATTGGTGAAGCTATGACACGTTCTGCTTCTTCAATGGCTGCTGCGAATAATACGATGGATGAAACGATTGCCCTCATTACCGCTGCAAATACAGTTGTTCAGGATGCTCCAAGAGTAGGTAATGCTTTTAAGACAATAAGTATGAGAATCCGAGGGGCAGAAACGGAACTGGAAGAAGCTGGTCTGGATGCAGAGGGAATGGCAGAATCTACGGCAAAATTGCGTGAAGAAATTATGGCTTTGTCTGGCGTAGATATTATGATTAATGATGATACATTCAAATCTACTTATCAGATTATGGATGAATTATCTGCAAAATGGCAAGACCTTACCGATATTCAACAGGCTTCTATTACTGAACTTATTGCTGGTAAGCATCAGGGTAATGTAATGTCCTCTTTGATGAATAACTTTGATATTGCAAGACAGGCATTGGATGTATCACTTAATTCTGAAGGTTCTGCAATGAAGGAACATGAAAAGTGGATGGAATCTCTGGAAGCAAGAGTACAAAAATTAGCTGCTACTTTCCAGTCTTTATCTCAAACATTTTTAAGTTCTGACTTTTTAAAGGGGTTAATTGATGGATTGACTTCTCTTGTAAATATTATAGATGTTGTTATGGATAAATTTGGTGTAATGCCTGTTTTAATTGGTGCTATTAGTATGGCATTATCTTTTAAAGGTATTGGATTTGTTAAGTTAAATGCGGATGCAGATGGATTTCTTAACAGATTGACTTTGATGAATACCAGTTTAGGAAATATTGGAAGGTCTATAGCAACAATGTTTTCCAATCTGTCTAATGCTTTTAAAACAGGTGGTTTAAAGGGTGGTTTCTCTGCTATTGGTGGCGGTATCAAAAATGGTGCTGGAAATATGCTAACCAATATGCTTGTACCACAAAAAGACCTTGCAGCGATTAAAGCCTATAATGCTGAATTTGATAGATTATCTGAAAAGGTAAATCAAAGTGGAGTTAGTGTTAGTAGATATACGATTGCACAAAAAGCTGCAAATAACACAATGAAAGATGCTTCTACATCTGCCAATGCTATTGTTAAAGGTGCTAATGGTGGAAAAGTTGCCATTGAAGGTCTTGGTGCTTCTATGTTGGTTGCCAAAGCTAAAACGATTGCTTTACAGGTTGCCACTACTGCCCTGAATATGGCTATTTCAATGGGATTATCTATTGCTATTTCTGCTATTGTATCTGCAATTACCAGTTGGATAAATAAAGGGGAAGAAGCTAGGGAAAAGGCTATTGAGGTTGCTGATGCTGCAAAAGATGAAGCAGATAATATCAAGGAATTGTACAATGCTTATAAGCAAGCGGATTCTGCATATAAGAATAATACTGGTTCTAAGGAAGAATTAGATTCTGCAACAGATTCTTTGACGGATGCTCTTGGACTTGAACAGTCAAAAATTCAAGAGTTGATTCAGGAATATGGTAATTTGGATGCTGCTATTGATGAGGTTACAAAGAAATCCTTAACCGATAAGAAAAATGATTTACTTGCTGGCTTAAAGGCAAAAAAAGATGAAGCTCTTGAATCTGCTTCTGATTCAATGGGATTCTTTGCTGGCTCGGATATTTATGTAAAACCTTGGAAGATAGATAAAGATATAGAAAAGTTTCTGCTTGACAAAGGCGAGATACGCAATGGTGACTATAATATTCATACAGGCATCAATGACTATGGGGATTATGATTCATTAGTTGAAAGTTATGAAAAACTGGTGCAGCTTAGAAACGATATGGTTAATGAATTTGGAGATAAAAAGCTCCAAGACGTTGATGTATACAATGATATTAATTCTAAAATTAATGCGGTTAAAGAGAAAATCGAAGCTGTAAAGGAAAGCACAGCAGAGATAAATGAAATTGAATCACAGATAGCATATATGGATTATACAGAAAAGAATGGGATTCCTGAAACTCTGGAACAATTTGAAGCGATGAAAAAATCCATTGGTGAAACAATAAAAGTTAATGGTAATTTCGTTGGCAGCGAGAAAGAGCTTGATGATGCTATCACCAACACGTTATCTGACATTCCAGAATTAGCAGACTGTATAGATGCATATAATAATTCTTTGGAACAAACTGAAGAAGCTGCTACTGGTATTCAATATGTGACGGAAGCTCTTGATGCTTTGTCTGAAAAATCTGTAAGTGCAACCAGTTCAATATCAAAACTGAATGAGGTATTAAATGCACAGGCTACAGGCTCTTCTATTTCCTTAGAGGATTTTAATTCTGAAGAATTAGCTGATTATCAATCTGCATTAGAGTATGTCAATGGTTCTATGCAAATCAACGCTGATAAAGCCAGAGAGATTGCAAGGGCAAAGGTAGAGGAACAGACCGCTACTAATAATGTCAACAAGGAATTACGACAAGCTCAATATATGCAGAATATCAATCAGATTGAGGAATATAAACGACAGTTAAAAGATAAAAACAATCTGACAGAGGATGAAATCTCGAATATTAAGGAACAGATTTCAGTTTGTGAAACCCAAAATGCAGGATATTTGGCAGAATGTGACCAGTTAGATGTACTTAATGCTTCTCTTCGGGAATCTGTTAGTGCATACAATGAGTGGAAAGCTGCTCAAAATGCTTCTGAATCGGGTGATATGTTTGATGATACATTGACAGCTATCAAAGCTATTAATGATACATTGAATGATACGGAATCAGAAAATTATGGCAGAGTTGGACGAAAAGACTTTGAAGCATCTGTTGGTTTAATTATTCCTGATTCTGTTAATTCAGAGGATGAACAAGCTATCAATAATTATTTGGATAGTATCAGAAATCTTTTCACTTTTAATAAAGATGGTGATATAAACGGACTTAACATTGAAGAATTTTGTCAGGAAGCGGTTGACAAAGGATTAATGGTTTTGGACAAAGCAAGTGATTCATACCAAGTTGCAGGCGGTAAAACAATGTCTGACTTTGCTAAAGGTATGAATCTTAGTATGCCTTTAGTACAGGCAATGTTCGGTGAATTAGAGGAATTTGGTGCAGAGTTCGATTGGGGAGATGAAATGTTTTCTACTTTCGGTGACGGAATTGTTGCTGCACAGAAAGAAATCTCTGATTTGGAAACCGAAATTAAGGATTTGAAAAGCCAGAAAAAGGCTGGAATTGACATAGATTCTTCTAAAATTGACGAAGCAAAATCAAAGTTAGAAGAGCTGAAAAAGAAAAAAGAAGAATTAACTGAAAAGGCTACAGTTAATATTGAAACTAACATGGAGCTTGACCAGAAATTATCAGATGCGGAATCTGAATTAGAAGGTTGGAAAGCTAAGTTAGACAGCGGTAATTTTGATGGAAAAACCAAAGTTGAGGTTGAAGCTGAAATTGAATCCGCACAAGAAAAAATCACAAAGATACAGAATAAGAAGGATAAACTGCAAGAACCTACGCAAGTAGAAATTCAGGCTTCTTTAGGTAGTATTGATGCTGAAATTGCCAGTCTGCAAACAAAAATAGATAACTTTTCCAATAAAGAGTATTACGCTAAGTTTGGGTTATCTGATGAGGATGCACAGGCAAAAGTTGATTCTATTCAGGGCAAGATTGATAGTTTGAATCAGAAGAAAACTAAAATTGAAGCGTATGCTGAAACAAAGCAAGCGAATAGTGATTTAGATTCTCTTGATAAAAAAGATGTCAAGGACAAAGATTTTACTATTTCTGTAACAGATAATGCAACTGCTGTGATTAATCGTATTAATAATATGCAGCTTCATGATAAGAATGTTACTATTACTACTACTGAAAAGACAGTCAAAACTACTACTACAACTGGTGGCGGTAGTGTTAATGGTACTGCTCATGTGTCTGGTACGGCAAAGGCTTCTGGAACTGCAAAGGCTTCTGGAACTGCAAAAGCATCTGGCGATTGGGGAAATAAAGAAGCTGGTAAAACATTAGTTGGTGAATTAGGTAGGGAAATTGTTGTCAATCCTCATACTGGAAAGTGGTATACAGTTGGGGATAATGGTGCAGAATTTGTTGATATACCTAAGAACGCTATTGTATTTAACCATTTACAGACAGAAGATTTGTTATCAAAGGGATTTGTAGCTTCTAGGGCATTAGCTCTGGCATCTGGTACTGCCCTTGCATCGGGTACGGTATCTGGAGATGCAATGGTAACAGGTGGTATAAAAAGAACACAGGTTACAGCTTCTTCAAACAGAAAAAATCATTACTCTAGTGATTCTAAATATGCAAAAAAGAAAGATAGTGATGATAAGAAAAGCGAAAAGAAAGCAGAAAAAAGTGAAAAGAAAGCGAAAACTGCTTTAGAAAAGTTTCAGGATTGGATTAGTAAACTTTTTGATTGGATTGAAATTAAGATAAAAAGGCAATCTGAAAAAATTGATAAATATGTTAGCAGAGCTGAAAATGCGGAGGAAGCTGGCAAGTATGGTACTTCTGCAAAAAATTATAGAAATGCCATAAATGCTACTACTACTCAAATTTCATATGAACAGACAGCAGCTAAAAAATATAATAATCAAGCAAATAAGGTTGTTGATAAAGCGGTTTCTATGGGTATTGTTTCCAAAAAGCAAGCTAATAGCATTAAAAAGCAAGTGCAGAATGGAAGCATGAATATCAAAAGATACAGTGACAAGGTACAGGAGGTAATCAAAGATTATCAGGAGTGGTACGAAAAATCAAAAGATGCAAGTAAAGCGGTTGAAGAGCTTCATAATAAAATCAGGACATATATTCAAGACCTGAAAGATATGCGTGATGCTCAAAGGGATGCAAAACTGGAGAAAATTGATACATACACTTCCATTGGTACAAGTGGTTACGCTTCTACTACCCATGCACAAAACAGTCAGTTGAATTATAGCAATTCTCAATTAAATAAACAGGACAAAGCGTATGATACGGAAGTATCTGAAGTAAATAAGGATGTTAAAAAAATTGGTAAATCTGGTGCAAATGCTGTCAATAAGGCTCTGAAGTCAAAGGATGCCAAAGGCAAGTCAAAGAAATCCAAAGCATATAAAAAGGCTTTGAATAATGCCAAGAAAGCAATTAAGGCTAAAAAGGCGGTTTCCAGTGCTGATTTGAAAACAATCAAATCACATTCTATTTCTGTATACAACAAATTATTTGCTTATAATTTATCTCTTGATAATTTAGAGATTGCAAAATTGGAACAGGCTACAAATATTGCTGCTACTTCGGCAGAGCGTTTGGAAAATACTGCAAAGAAATACGAAAATAAAGACAATAAAACCAATGATAAAATCAGTCTGTTAAAGCTGAAATCTGATAATGCTACTTCTGCTAAAAGCAAAAATAGAAAGTTAGATAAGGTAGCTTCGCAGTATGATAAGATTGTTGAAGATGATAAGGCAGAGATTAAGGAGTATAAAAAAGAACAAAAAAGTAGTCAAAAGACAATCAAGAATAAGGCTGGTACTGGCTCAAAATTCAAAAATCTAAATAAGAAAGACAAAAAGAATGTTAAGAGCTATATCACAAAAGCTAAAAATGCTGCTAAGAGTGGTAAGAGCATTGATGCAAGTGTTATTTCTAAATTAGCTGAATTTTATTCAAAAGGTTATGTATCAAAGGCTTTCTATGAAGCGTGTATCAATTACAATAATGCGATTGAGCATCGTGAGGAAGCCGAAGCACAGCTTGAAATTGATGAGCAGACTGCAATACAAGAAAAAGCTGCTATCGGTACAGAAAAGTTTAACAATGTTGAACAGGAGTATACGAATAAGCAAAATACAACTAAATCTGCTAAAAATAAAGAATCCATTAACCAGTCAATTAAGTCTACAAAAGGACATTTATTGTCTGTTTCGGATTATCAAACAATGCTGAATTACAGTAAGCAGGAGCAGCAAATATATTCTGATGAAATTGTAGCTCTTAATAAGACTATTCAGGAAAACTTGAATAGTGGATATTGGACTACTGCTTCACAGGAATATATTGATGCAATGAATAGTGTTAGCGGTTATGAGGAAGAGGTTCTTAACTGCCAGCAGGAACAGGAAGAACTCAATAATGAAATCGCACAACTCCCCTACACTATTTTTGACAAAGCGATTGGTCTTATCCAGAGCATAAAGTCAAATTTTCAGTCTTTATTGTCTATCAAGACAACGAGGGGTGTTTCAAAAACAAATTCTGATATTCTTACTGAAATCAGTAATGTCAATACGGAACTTGCTAAACAAACGGAAAAGAGAGATAAACTTTGGGAAGATTATCAGACAGCGGTAAATAGTGGTGGAGCTTATGGTGGAAAAGATTCTGAAGAATGGTTGACAGAATTTTATGATGCCGATACAGAAGTTAATAATCTTAAAGCCGATGTGGAATCTCTCAATAATGAAATTGCACAGCTTCCATATGAAACATATGAAAAAGCATTAGAACTGTTAGACAGTATCGCTTCGTATAATAAATCCATTGCTGATTTAACGAAAGCACAAGGCAGAGATTTGTCTGCTGGTGATTATTTGCAACAAATCAGTGATAATAATGCAAAGATACAGAAATATGAAAGCGAAAGAATACAGGCGTACAGTGATTATATGAAAGCACTGGCTAGTTATGATGGTGCTTATGGTGGAATGACTTCTGATGAATGGTTAGGCAGATATAACGATTTAGGTACTACGATAAACGGACTGAAAGTAGACAATGAAGATATTCGTGATGCCATGAGGGATGATGTTTATTGGAGAACCTTTGAGCGTTCACATAAAGCAGCACAGGCATTAAAAGATATTCTTTTGGGAATAGCTGATTTGATTGATGATGATATGCTTTATGATAAAAATGGTAATTTTACTGATTATGGTGTAGCTCAAATGGCTAATATTGTTAAGCAGTTTGAAACCGCCAGAACGGAAGTCAAGAACTATACAAACGATATTCAGAATCTTAATAAGTTATATGCAGAAGGATTCTATAATCAGGATGAGTTCAATGAGAAGTTGAATGAATTACAGAATGGTTTGTTTGATTCTGCTTCTGCCATGAAATCTTATATATCAGAAATTATTGATATGAATAAGAAACTGGCACAGTCAGAGCTTGATGCATTATTAAAATTGATAGATGCACGTAACGATGCTTTGACCGCAAAGAAGAATTATTACGATTATGATAAGACTATCAAAGATAAGACAAAGGATATTCAGGCATTACAGGCACAAATCGGTGCTTTAGAGGGGGTTGAAACTGCTGAAGCAAAAGCTCAAAAGGCAAGGCTTGAAGCAGATTTAGCAGACAAGAAGGATGATTTGAATGATACAATCATGAACCATTCATTTGAATTATCTAAGGATGCTTTGGATGAATTGAAAACGATATTACAGGATGAGTTTGATGAAAGATGGGATAATATTGGTCAAGATTTGAATGAAATTCAAAAACTCATAGCTGCTGCCAATGAATTAACCGCTGCTCAATCTCATACAGTTGGAAATGCTTTAAATAAATTGTTGTCATTCTATGGTATTAATCCTACTGCTACAGACCTTAACCAGTTTGGAAATGTTACTGGCTATGCTTCTGGAACACGGAAAGTTGACAGGGATAAAGTGGCATGGACACAGGAAAATGGTCAGGAAGTTATTGTTCGTAAATCTGATGGTGCTATTCTTACTCCGCTTAGTCGTGGAGATAGTGTAATACCAAATGATTTAACAAATAATCTGTTTGATTGGGGAATGAGAAACCCACAGGAATTTGCAGATAGTTTGGTTCGGGGTATTCCTGATGTACCGAAAGTACAAGGTCAGCAAAATTCAGTCAATGTTCAACTTGGAAGTATGGTTAATATTGAAGGAAATGTTGTAGAAGAAGAATTGCCGAAGCTAAAGAATATACTGGATATGGCTTATAAGCATACAGTAAATGAGATTACGAAAGATGCCCGTAAAATGGGTATCAAAGCATAAATAGGGTATTGAAAATGTTAGGGATGTACCTGTTACTTGGGTATATCCCTATTTTAGTGAAGGAAGGTGGCTATTATGGACGAAAGAGCGAAAAAAGATAAGCAGAATAAAACAACAACAAATATTGTTCTTGATTTGACAAAGGATGAATGGAACGAATTTAAAGAGCTGTTGAAAGGAAAAACAGGTATAAGTATTGGCACTTTCTTCAGCATGGTTGTAAAGCAATATGTCAAAGGTGAAATCGGTTTGGAACTGCTGCAAAATAGGGATTTACACATTGCAAAGATAATAAATTCTGTTCCAGATGCTACAAAAGCGATTGATTCAAAGACAGAAGCAGAGTTTCGGGTAATATTCAATGGCATAATTGAGAACTTGAAAAAGGATGGAAAGTCTTTAGATAGTGATGAATTAAGAGAATTGGAAATAAGGGAATCTATTAAGTATGCGTTGACGTTTGACCAGCGTATAAATCTGTATTATGACATAATCAATGCGGTTGATTATGAGTTTGCTGGTAGTTTGGATACAAGGTCAAATAATGGGTGGAACTTCCGAAAAGCATTGAAAAGGATATGTGGCTTAAAACGTATGCCTTATACCCAATGTGATGAAGTTATAGATGAGGATGATACGACAGATTATAGTTGGATGGAAAATTTGTGATGGAGGAAAAGCACATGAACAAAGATAGAAATGTTGAAAAAGTTAGACCAGAAAATCTAGTTGAGCAGATTGCGAATAAAACATACATATCCCCTGAAGCGGTTGCTGTCATTTTGGGTGCGGTAGAGGATGTTGTGATAGACAAAATTGCATCTGCATCTGAAGAAAGGGATGTATCTGTAAAGCTGTTTGATGGATTTTTCATAGAGGGTAAGTATCAGGAAGCAAAGAAAACAGAAAGTAATTTGACAGGAGAAACTATTGAAGTGCCTGAAAGAATTAATATCCGTGGGCGGTTTACAAGAGTTTTTAAGGAGAAAATCAATAAAGATGCATAAAGTAAAAGGGAAAGTTGCAAGGTTGTGTTTGGGGATAGAATCTCAAACGCAGCCCTATTTTTTACGATTTTGAAGAGTGAGGGTATAGGATGGCGGTTAGATTTTGAAATTAGTGCTTGCAATTTGTGCATGGAGCTATTACAATACAGAGTATAAGGTTTATCTCCATGTTAAAGGGTAATGGTCATTTCCCTAAAGGGTAAGAAATCCGTTTCCCTTTGAAGAATTAGGAAAATGAAGAATAGACCTTGATAAGTAGGAGATTTCCTGCTTGTTGAGGTCTTATTTTTTACTATAGCGTGGAGCAAAAAAGCCTTAAAATAAGGCATTTGAGAGAGCATAAAATTAAAATTTTATGTGTTGTTGATTGATAGATTTTTGAGATGCTTTGAGTAGTAACCAGAACGGTTATCAAATGTCAGAGGGAAATGAAAATCTTACCTTACAGGGAAATGGGGTTTACCTTTTGACA